CGGCGATGCCGTCCTTCAGGCGCTTCACGTCGAGGTCCATGACGGCCTTGACCTGGGCGGGAGTGAGATTGGCCGCGTGAAACGCCGCCAAGGTCTCCTTTATGCCCTCGTCGTCGTAGTACTCGGCCATGCCCTCGGGGACCCCCACGTCGTAACCGGCCGCTTCGAGGGGGATGCCCATCGCCTTCCGGTAGATTTCCACCTCGGTCGGCGTGGGCTTCTCGCCCAGCGGCATGACACCCTTGCCCTGCTTGCGGATGGTGCGGTTCTGATGCGCCAACTGTTTCAGCACATCCTTGATGCTCCCGACGCTTTGATAGGCGATGCGGTCGCCCGCATTGCGGAAATCCTCGGGCGTGAGCGCCTCAACCCAACCGTCCTTGAACCGACCGTCCGATTCGAGGAAGTCCAGCACCTGGGGCTGTGCGGTTTCCTCAGTCGCTTCCGTCTCGGTGGTGGTCTCGGTCGCCGAGGTATCCGTTTCGTCAGCCATCGTCCTAGTCCTCCGCGAGCGCCTTTATGGGTTCCTGTCCTTCCGGTTTTGCTGCAAGTTTCTGCCGAATGTAGATCATCACGTTCCGGCCGCCCTCGAAAAACGCGCTCTGGTCGGGGCTGCCGATGACGAACGTGGACTGCGTTTCCCGACAGAGTTTCGACAGGTCGGCCAGGACGTTCTGCCCGTGGGTCGATAGAAACGTCCGGTGGTAGTCCAGGACGAGTTGCTTGCGTTCTTCGGGCGTCACGATTTTCTCCGCGCCTTGGAGTACCGCGCCCGGGCGGGCAACTTGCCGCGGTTATCGAAGTGGTGCCGCTTGGCCCACGCTGCACCCTTCCGCCCGAACGCCCAGCGCCTTTGCGCTTCGCTTTTGGCAGGCATTATACCCCAACCCCCATCAGTTCCTCGGCCGGGGACCCGGACTCCGGGGCCTTGCTCGTCTTCCCGTAGGTCTTGCCGGCCACCTCGGCGGCCTCAAGCGCCTGCTGCTGCGCCAACTGGTCGGCCCTCTCCTTGCGCTTGGCCGCAATGGCCTCCGGCGTGGCGATGTGCGACACCTTCATGCCGTAGGTCTGCGCCACGTCCGGCAACATCTTGTCGAAATCGATGGTGTCCATGACCTCGGGATTGACCTCGGCGAGCGTCGCCAGGAGTTCCGTGAACTGGACGGCCGCCGTGGCCTGCTGGTCCCTGAGCGCCAGGGCCAACTGGCCGAGGTACTCGATCTTGTAACCCTTCAACCACGCGGGCGGGCGCGGGATGACGCCCCATTCCATCAGGAGTTCGATGGTCCGGGAAATCACGGGCGTCAGCAACTCTTCCTGGACACGGGCCACGGGCTGCGCCAGCAACTTCAACCCTTCCTGCATTCGCGCCCGAATCTCCACGGTCGTCATGCGTTTCGTCAAGCCCGCGAATTGCAGGAACACGTTGCGGTAGAAGTGGTCGTGGACGATGGCCTGCTGCTTCTCAATCGCCTCAACGGTGATGGGGAAGTTTCCGACGGTGCCCTGGTCCACGCCCTTGAAGGCCCCGATTCTGCGTACCCAGTTGACGGCGTTCGCCCGAAGGTCGGGCGTCCCCTCGATGGCGTTCTGCTCGGCTTCCATCGGCGGTTCCGCCAGCCGGTTCGCCAACTTCTGAAACGACTGGCGCATCTTCTGAAGCATACGGATATCAGCCAGCGCCACGAGCGCCTGACCGATGCCGTACTTCTCGCCCCATGATTTGCGCCACCGCGCCACGGCGAACGGGAAACCCTTGTACCCCGATTCCCTGACAACCTTCTTGTCCCTCTCGTCAACGTGAATCGACTCCCATCCGAATCCGTCCCGCACCCGCTTTGATTGCGGGTTCAACCCGCGCGGGCGCACGATGTGGATGAACTCGAATCGGTCACTCTCGTGGTCCAGGTCCTCGGCCGCCTTCTGCACGTCCTCCGAACAGTGCTCGGCCCCGTACTCCTGCACCGCCTGACGCGCCGTGAGTTCGTAGGACAGAATGATCGTGTCCACCCGACCCTTGGAATCTTCCTTGATCTGGTACAGGCCGATGTCGAAGTTTTTGTACGTCAAGGTTCCGGTCCCGGCGTCCCAGTCGGTGTAGAGGCATCCCGTTCCGAGACAGGCCAGAACGTAGATGGTCTCGTTCACGTTCAGCGTGAAGTTCGAGGTGAACATCTTTTGGTGCGCGACTTCCTCGATCATGGCGAAGTAGCGTTTCACGTCGTCGCGTTCGGCATACTTCGGGTCGTCGGCCGAGAGGGCAAAGAACTTCTGCCCGGCGGGAATCAGCGTCGTCGCCAGCCCGGCCGCGAGAATCTGCGCATCCTGCACGGCCGTACCATCCACATACCGCAGGCTCACGTCCTCGCCCGGAGTGGACTTGCGATTGATGTCCGTCTGACGCGGGATGGTGAGGTCGGCCCCCTGCTGATAGAGGTCCCGTATGAGAGAGGCTTTGTCCCGTTCCCGGTCACGGAGTTTGATGATGGCCGCGGCGCGCGGATCGTCGGTCATGTCTTCCTCGATTCGTAGGCTGCCCGCCGGGCCGCCAGCGCCAGCGCCGAACGAAGCGCCCGCGGACCCGTTCCGCGCACCCGACCCGGCGCGAGCTCCTTCCGATACTTGTCAAAGAGACGCTTCCGCTCCTCCTCACGCCGCAACCGGTGCTCGCGCCGACGCGCCATCTCCTCCGGTGACGGCCCCAGCATCTTCGGCAGCGCTGTATCTACCACCGGTTCCGGAGGGAGCGCGGCGGGCGCCAGGTCCTCTTCTACCTTGGGAAGCGGAGCGGCGACCGGGGCTTCTTTGACTATGACCGGGGCTTCTTTCGCTACCACCGCTGCCGGTGTCTTGGCCCGGTTCAGACGAGATAGATGCCTGGCCCAGAAAATACGCTCTAGCCGCGCCCGGTTGGCAATGCCCCACTTTCGGTCTGCTTCCAGTCGGCGCAACCGCTCGGCCTTGGCCTCGGGCGTCTCCGGCGTCGTCGGCTCCCATGACCGGAGTTGTTCATTCCCCGCCTCCAACACGGTCTTTTGTTTTTGCTGGCGCTTCTCCGCCGCACGCACCTCGGCCATCTGAATCGGGTACAGCGTCTCGGTAATGGCTTCGGCAATGCGGCTGGTGCCGAGAACGGATTTCTGGTTCGGGTCGTTCCCCAACAGTGTCCTTGAGTGTGCACGAAATCCCGGAGTCGGACCGCCCATGATGGTCCGAAGAAAGTTCGAGAAGAAACCCATGACGTGCCCTCTCACACGCACGATTCATCGTGCAGCGCCACACGCGGGCGAACTACGGTTCCGCTAGATGATACGACAGGTAGCCCCTGCGCGGCAATGAAAAAATACCCCAACGCATGACGAAAATGGTCCTCCCCACTGTTCACGTACTTGTACTTCGACACCCCCGTCCTCTTGTCCGTCTCCAGAATCTTCGCCAACGCACAAACCTGGTCGGCAAATAACTCCACCTCCGGACACGGCCGCGGCAATACCAACCGCCGTTCCACCACCATCCGATGCATCGCATCATGCAACCCCGTCCGGTACGACTTGACAATGCCCAAATCGTCGTCCACCACGTTCTCCATCATGGCATTGTCCGTGTACTCGCACAGCAACACCCGATGCATCTCAGCCTTCTGATGCCTCCGCGCCGTGTCCTCATACGGCCGAATGTCCACCACCTCCGACTTCACGTTGAACGACCGCGCTAAATCGTGCAACGTGTTCTCCCAACCCTCCATCGGCACCCGCGCCAACCGCAATACCTCAAACCGCTCCGGACCCGTCCGAATCCCGATCACAACGTACACCGCCGACTTCCCCACATCCACACCCATCCCGCACGGCCCGGTACTCGTCTGCACCATGACCTCGCTGCCGCAGCAATCGAGCACCTGCCCCCGCGTCAACTGGTCCTCTTTCGGGATGTACGGCAACCCCAGCCGCAGCCGGTACGTGTCGGCCAGGTTCACGTTCGACGGGTCATTAAACTCCCGCAAAATGTCCGCCGGGTCATTGAACACACTCGTCAACTGACTCCAACGATACCCCACCAAATCCTTCACCTCAGACTTCTTCGCTACCCACTCCCCCGTCCCACGCCCACCATAAATCGGCACCGCCTTCCCACACCCCACACACGCAATATACCCCCTACCACCCTTCCCCACCCGCACACAGTCCGGAAACGACTCCTCCGCACACGTCCACCGCCCGCAACCACATCGCCTGAACCAATGACGCTGGTCCGACTGCTGCCACAACCGGTCGATGCCGCGACCCGGAATCGTCGGGTTCGAGATGTAAACCTCTTC